CTAAAAGAAGAATTATAAACTCTATTACCATTGGAAGTAGTAACCAGAACAGGAATCCTAAAATTAGGATCGTTATTAAAGTCATTACCATTCAGTAAAACAAGAAAAGGTTTAGAATTACTTGCCATATTTATATAATTAATAATATATTTTATTAAATGCATAAATAAATTATTAGAACTTTGCACAATTAAGCTATTTCATATATTATGTAAATGTGTTAATGGTTATAGAATATATAAATAAATTTCAAAAATAGGACGATGAAAATAACAAAAAAATGCAATAATTTGTATAAATAATGGAGGGTTTGAAAAATAAGTAATAATAGGTGCAATTTAGTAACATTGTAAAATATATTAACTACATATACTACTTGGAAATGATAAATTTATACATACTAATGTGTAAAAGGTATCGTTATTTACATTAACATCATTTGTTATTGATTGTAAAATATCTTCATTACCTAAAGCACTTGATCCGCTTAGATTTGTATATATAGATAATGTTGGTAAACTAGGATCATCTGTATATTTTCGGTAAGCACCTAAAAACATTTTATCGTTTGGATTTAAGGAATTATAAAAGTGAAAAGACGGCGTAGCTAACCATTCAGAAAGTTTTGCAGATGCTGAAGATTCTCCTGCTGCGTAAACATAGTTATATGTAATTGGCATTAAATTATATACTGCACTTATATCACTACAATAAGTAGGATTCGTAATACATATATATTTACCGGTGGTAGTGGTGGTTGAAATATTTACTTCAAAAACACTTGGTAAATTATGAGAAACTTCTTGAAATGTAAAATCTCCAATAGTATTAAAATTAGGTGCTTTATAATTTAATAATAATTGATAAGTATTTACATTACCTCCACCACTTCCACTTCCACTTCCAGGTAGTCCGGAAAGTCCGGATAGACCGGATAGACCAGATAGTCCGGATAGACCGGATAGACCAGATAGTCCGGAAAGTCCGGAAAGACCAGATAGCCCCCCTCCTCCTCCGATTCCAGAATATAATGTTGTATAAATGTTTGTGAGTGAATATCTAACCCATAATTTTAATGCATTATTTTTACTTACATTTTTTTGTTGAAAGGTATATAACTCTAATTTTATTCTATAAGTATTATCCGGTAGTATTCTCATTGGAACATAATTAAGAATACTATATACATCAGGTCGATCAGTAATGGTTACCGCATTAGAATACCCATCTTGAAGTAATACTGGATTATAACCATTACTATCTACATAGTATATTTTACCATATACCTTAACATCATTCGTGTTATAGGTAGTTTGTGCATATACATTTAATTCCCAATTTCCGCCAGGAATAACATTACTACTTAATGAATTCGGAGGAGTAGTAAAACTAGAAAGCAGGACGGAATTATTACAATGATTCATATTTTCATAGAATGTATATGTAATAATGGTTGGAACACCAATACTATTTGGAATTGTCAATAATTGTCCATATGGGTCTGGAGATGTGTCTAAATTTATTCCTAACTGATAATTAGACAATACCGTTTGATTTTGAGATGCGTCTAAAAATAATACTAATCCGGCTGGTGTTCCAGGGATTCCTTTTTCTCCATCTTTACCACTTGGACCGCTTGGTCCGATTGGACCGATTGGACCACTTGAACCACTTGAACCACTTGGACCTTTTGGACCACTTGGACCATAATATTCTTTATATGGTAAGTTACAATTATGACTATTACTTGAGTTATGAATGCAGTTATGACTGTTATTATGACCACATGCATTATTACATAAATGATTACAATTGCAATTCATATTATTACAAATATTACAGCAGTGATTATTTGGTAAATCATTTATTTCACTATTATCATCGCATCCATTATCAATGACATTGTTTTTTTGAACACAGTTGAATGTATTCGGTCCATGAATTGTAACACTATGATTCGCATTCTTACGAACAGTCGCATAATTTTGTGCACGCATTTTATCTAAAAAACTATTATAACTTCCAGACATTTATTTTATTGTATATATTATACATTATGTTAAAAAATTATTTTTTTAAAAAATTTGATATTATTACATCTATTATATAAATTCTATATTTGCTAAAATATAGAATTTATATTATTTTCTTAATCGGATAGTTATTTATTTCATATGCTTCTGTTCTATGATCTGTAACTTTAACGCGATTTGCGTTCAAATGAGTGTTTTTACATACATTATATACATATATTGGACAATTGGATATATCTTTATGCATACCAAATACAGTGGTGTATCCTTCTATATTTAACTTATTTAAAGTCGGTTTTGTATTAGAAATATTACTTTCTAAATAGTATTCTTTATAATTTGTATAATCTTGTGCATCTAATACCGGATTCCAATTATTTACATGTAACAATTGATTTGATAACTTTTTATATCGTATATAATCACTCTGGGACATTATATATTCTATGCAGAAATGTTATTTATCATCAATAGCTTACTCTTGTATTTTTTTACAAAATAATATACTATCCATGCAAATGCTCCACCTACACATAATCCTACTAATATTTGTAAAAGGGTATGATTACTATCATAATATCGTTGAAACGATGTTATTCCGGTAATAAATAACATAAAGTATAAGATTTCATCTATATCAAACATTAAATAATAAAACATCGCCGAAAACATCGCGGATTGAGTATGCCCCGAAGGCATTCCATAACTTTTGGATGAAAATAATTTAGCATTGTATGGTCTTGGATCTTTTATGAGTTCTTTTAAACCGGTATTTAATAACGTATTTATTCCTACAAACAACACGTAAATACATAACCAAAAATAAATATCACGCAAAAAATACATGTTGATTATAATTAAAAATATAGGACCATATGCACCAATTGCGGACAATGGATTTTTTATACATGTTTCTACTATTTCTTGTATATTCATCATCTTATATTATAAAATGATATAAAAATTTCTACGTTATTTATGTAACCTTTCCAAATGCAAACACCAAGTGAGGAACAACAATTTGTAATTGATACTATTATTTCTGGAAAAAATGTAGTAGTCGATGCTTGTGCCGGTTCTGGTAAATCGACCACTATTTTATCCTGTGCGAATCAATTTCCAGAAAAAACTTTTTTACAAATGACCTTTAATAAAGCATTACGTAAAGAAGTCAAAGAAACTACCGATAAATATCATATTGAAAATATATTAATACATACCTTTCATAGTATTGCAGTTACCTATTATTATTCTCAGGCATTTGATGATATGGGATTAAGAAGAATTTTGAGAGAAAAAATGTCTCCTAAAATAGATTTACCTAAAGTCGATATTTTGGTTTTAGATGAATGTCAAGATATGTGTATTTTATTCTTTCAATTTATGGCGAAAATGATGATGGATATAAAAAAACCTTTTCAACTTTTAATTTTGGGAGATAAACGACAAGGTATTTATGAATTTAAAGGTGCACATATTGGATTCCTTACCAATGCATCTTCTTTTTGGGAGAATCATCCTTTTTTAACCACCAAAGAATTTATTTATTGTTCTCTCCAAATGTCCTATCGAATTACCAACTCAATGGCTGAGTTTGTAAATCAAGGTTTATTGGGAGAAAAACGATTACTAGCATGTAAACCGGGTATTCCTGTGAAATATTATCGTAGAACCCATTCTAAAATTGTGAATATTGTTATCTCTAAAATTAAAGAATTATTGAATGAAGGAAATACATATGGTGATATTTTTATTTTAGCCGCATCTATACATAAACATTCCATCATTTTACAACTGGAAAATGAATTAGTGCAAGAAAATATTCCATGTTATATTCCCATGAAAGAAAATCAAGACCAATTAGATAGTCGTATTATTGATAATAAAATCGTGTTTTCTTCTTTTCATACCGTTAAAGGACGACAACGTAAACATGTGATTGTCATTGGGTTTGATAGTTCTTATTTTGACCGGTATAGTCGAGATTCTGCAAAAGATACTTGTCCAAATACTTTATATGTAGGTTGCACTCGTGCTACAGAGAGTTTGTATATTTTTGAAACGGACAATAATTTTTCATGGGATACTTATCGTCCATTACCTTTTTTAAAAATGAACCATTTTGATATGCAAACCAAAGATTATATTGATTTTATCGGGAATCCAATGGTAGTGGCTCCCGTATCGGAAAAAAAGGAGAAAGAAAGTAATCGAATAAACTCTACCGCGACTTCTCTCGTTTCCTTTGTTTTAGACTCTGAATTGGATATTATCTGTCCTATCCTAGACCGGATTTTTATTTTAGAGGCAGAGGCTGATACAATCCCCATGGATATTCCTTCTGTGATTGAAACCAAACGTGGGTTTTTCGAAGAAGTGAGTAATTTAAATGGTATTTCGATTCCAATCATGTTTTATGATTATTTACGACCAGAAAAAGCAACCAATACTTTACAACGTATTATCTCTCAAGATATTCAACATTTAAAACCAGATTCCCATTCTTTTTTACGAAATGCTGTAAAACATATGCCAGAAACCTGTTTGAAAATAGAAGACTATTTATATCTTGCGAATATTTCTACCGCGATTGATACTAAATTATATTCTAAAATGAAACAAATCGAAATGGATGAATATCATTGGTTAGATCCAGTTAAACTACAAACCTGTTTTGAGAGATTAGATACTATTGTAGGAAAAGAATGCCGTTCGGGAAAATGGTTCCCGGAAAAGACCATTATTCACGAATCTTGTGATGAAGATCATTTCGAAATAGATCATTGTTTGACTCCTTTTTTTCCATCGAATGAATATAAATTTCGATTTACTGCTAGAATCGATTTAGAAACCGAACAGAGTATTTGGGAGTTGAAATTTACTAGTAATATTACGATTGAACATAAAATGCAAACCGTGGTTTATGCATGGCTGTATCAAATATTGTATAAACAAAAAAAAACGGTTCGGCTATTTAATATAAAAACGGGAGAATTATGGAAAATAGAGGCGGAAATGGAAGATTTGACGAAAATAGTCGTAGCATTATTACGTGGTAAAGTGAATAAAACCGGTAAAAAAACAGAAGCCGATATTTTGGGAGAATGTGATGAATTTATTCATAATCTTAACGCTTGATTAATTCTATTAATTCCATTTGTAATTTATTATTATTTTCTTTTAATTCTTCGTTTTCTCTCTTTAATGTATAGATTCTTTCGTTATCTATTGGTCTCGCATTGTTTTCTAAAAACTCTTTTTCCGTTTGTATTTTTTCCAATGTTCTTTGGAATTCTTCTTTAGATCTATCTAATTCTACAATTCTATATTCCAATATTTCCTTTTGTTTTTCGAGTTCTATCATTAAATACACAATTTGACTTTGCAATTCTTCATTATGTCTATTTTTCTCATCTATTTTTTTAATCATGGTATGATTTTCTATAATTGATTCTTCTAAGGAATGATGTAATAATTTACGTTCTTCTATCGTAGTATTATATTCCAATTCTATACTTTTATAATATGTTAATGTTTCTTCTAGCTGGTTCTTTATAGAAATATGTTTTTCTTCCGTATCTTGTAATTGGTTGGATAACGTATTATATTCCGTTTCCATTTCGGTTATTCTATTTTTTAATATATCGTGTTTTTCTTGCACTTCTATTAATTGTTTTTCTATCATCTCTCGATTTTCTATAGTTGTCTGTAAATGTATTTCATTGGGATCTGTATTTTTTACATTCTCCGTTATATACTCATTGTATTCTTTTATCAGTTTGTTCATTTTTCTAAATGTGATTTTTCTAGCTGTGATATAGTGCATAATAAATAATAATTCGTATTCTTAAGCATATGATTTTCATATAAAATATTGCTCATCTTTTTTACACAATGTAAAAATAATATAATTCTTTTTATTACTTTTTTTTAACAAATTATCTCCTATATATTTGTATCCGCTTCTTATCTATTTTTTATTTTTCCGTGGAAATTTATTGTAAAATAATTATTTAGGCATATTTTATAATTTTTATATAAATATTGATAATATTTTTACAAAAAAACGAATGTAAATTTTTTGGTAAAAATCTTTTCTTTTTAGGAATATATATACAATGTCCACTCCTGCTCCTACTCCTCAAGTTCAAATGCCTTTCTACCCTCCTTACGGCTATCCTCCTTTAGATTCTGCCACTTTATACAGTGCTTTGCAACAGCAATCCATGAATACCGGTGTTCATGACGGAACCAATAAAATTATTGACCATCTAAATGCCAATAATAACAACAATACCCAGGAATTTACAACTACCAATAAAAATATTTACGATACCAATAGTAATTTATCCAATGGTGTTGGTGCTATCAATAAGAATATTTACGATACAAACCGTAATTTGTCTCAAGAATTCACATCAGCAAATCGTAATATTTATGATACTAATAGTAACTTAGCGAATGGTCTTGCTACTGTGAACAAGAATATTTACGATACCAATAGTAATTTATCTAATGGAGTTGCTACTATTAACAAGAATATTTATGATTCTACTTCTGGTTTACAGAGTGTGGTGGAAACACATACTCTTGGATTAAGAGATGCCGTTGAAAGAAATGGATTAGTTGGAACTCATACAGTTGAGAGAAATGCTAGTTTATTAAATATGGCTGTCGAGAGAAATGGTGCAAATAATGCTAGTGTTACTGAACGTGTTGGATCAAATATTTATGGTGCTGTCGAGAGAAATGCCGGTGAGTCTCGTCTTACCACCGTTGTTACCGATGCTGCTTCCAGAGAAGCTGCTGCAAATCAAGCACGTGATATTTCGGTTTCAATTGAGAGAAATGGTGCCAATGGAGTTCATACCAATGATAGAAATGCTTCTATGATCCTATCTTCTGTAGATAAAAATGCAGCAGAGGCCAGACTTACAACGGTTGTTACGGATGCTGCGTCAAGAGAAGCCTCTGCAAACCATGCTCGTGATATTACCGATGCTGTTGACAGAACATCTTCTCAAGCTTTATCTTCGATTGAACGTAATGGAGGAGATACAAGAACTACTATTGTTCAACAGGATGGAGAGACTAGAACTGCAGTTTATAATGTTCGTAAAGATATTATAGATGGTGTCAATCGTGGAACCAATGAAATCATGGCTGCTGTAAATAATAATTCTGCTGAAATTAAATCGAGTTTGAATTCGACTTCTTGGGAAACTAGAAATATGGTTGGAGCTGGATTTGCTGCTACTACTTTAGAACAACATCGTGCCAAAGATTTTCTTGCTGCACAAGCCTCCAATAACTTTTCTTCGCTACAATTGGAACAGCAAAAAGTAAAAGAAGCATTAAGTTCTCAGTCTTACCAGGAATTTGGTATGTTACAATTAGAGCAACAGAAAGCAAAGGAACTATTGAGTTCTCAATCTTATCAACAATTTGGTATTCTACAACTAGAACAACAGAAGGCTAAAGAAAATCTAACTCTACAAATCCAAGATACCAAATTCGAGGCTTTGAAAAACCAACAGTTTTTGTCTGCCCAAATGGCTCAGAGCACCAATCAGATTACTACTCAACAGGCGGCTGCAACTGCCGATGCCAAATATGAAGCTCTTAAGAATCAACAGTTATTGGCTGCACAAATGACCGAATGTTGTTGTGAGGTAAAATCACGAATTGATCAACGTGCTATGGATGTTACCAATGTTGTCAATACTCTAGATACCAACCGTTTGAGAGATAATTGGGTTACTGCTCGTGATGAAGTAAATATCTACCGTGTATTTGATCGATTCGATAGAGATAGAGGAGGACATCACCACGATCATCACCACCGAGATGATAGACGAGGTGGAGGCGATGGAAGATGAGGGGTAGGGAACCGAGATTCCCATACCAATGACCATGAGAGTCTTGGTTCCCGTCAAGGATTATTATATGATTCCGTTTGTTGTAATAGATGTAACTATGTGAGAGATAGTTTTGGAGATTGTCATTGTTCTAGTAGCAGTAGCAGTTCTAGTTCTAGTAGCAGTGAAGAATGCATAACTCAAGTAAATAACTATTATTATTATATTAGTCAAACCGGTCCTACTGGACCAGCTGGTAAAGGAGATACCGGACCTAAAGGTCCTACTGGACAAGGAGATACTGGACCTAAAGGTCCTACTGGGGATTCTGGTCCTAAAGGTGAAACCGGTCCAACCGGTCAAGGAGAACTAGGTCCAACGGGTAATGCTGGTCCACCAGGTCCAACGGGTGAAACCGGTCCTACTGGTCAAGGAGACACTGGTCCTATAGGTCCTACTGGTGAAATAGGACCAACTGGTTCCATAGGTCCTATAGGACTTATAGGTAATACAGGTCCAACTGGAAATCGTGGTCTTCAAGGTATGAAAGGAGATCCTGGCCCTACAGGTCCAAATGGATCCAGTAATAGAGATGATTAAATATATAAAATATATGTAAAAATAAAAGAATAAAAATATATAATTGTAAAAATATATAAGTAAAAAAGATTAAACACATTTATATTATTTTTCCTAGTTTTGAGTAATGAAGGATTCTGTAAAATCCATTATATTAACGATACCGATGAATAGTGAAGTTTCGAGAGATATTTTTACATTAACACCAGAAGAAACCTATATGGTTTTAAGTGTTGGATTAGAAGCTGTTTTACAACATAAAAACATAATACCCGTTACCGTTTCAGCAAAAATTGAGTCAGATGTAGAGAAAGAATATAAGCAAAGAATACGGGTATTAGAATCACAAATAGAATCTTTACAAAAAAATGCTTCCGTGGATTTAACCAAAATTGTCTCTTCGATTAAAGAAAAAGATACAGAATTGGAACATTATAAAAAATTAGTGGATAAAGTCCTTCAAAAAACAGAAATGGTGATTTCTTCCAAAACCGTGGAAATGCCATGTCCAACAGAAGAAGTGGTGGTAAAAACAGTAACGGTGGCTTCGCAACCCAAAGAAAAGAAATTCCGGTCCTTGGCATTACAAGCTTTCCGTGATTTTCCAGAATTTGAAATTATCGATTTACATACATTTGATGGTCAAGGGGATTTTATTTTGAAGTTCCGGGATTTTTGTGTTTTAACCGATTCCAAAATATATTCGAATAATGTGAATTGTAAAGCGAGAGAAAAATTGAAACAAGAATTAATGGCAAATGATCGGTGTTTTTTCGGCTGGCTCGTTTCCATGGATACCGATATTGATCGGTTTGATAAATCGTCTTTTATGTTTGAGTGGTTATCTGGTAATAAATGTGTGACGTATATTAATTCTCTCGCGAGCCATGAAGAACCTATCGAATTATTACGGTCTATTTATTTTACTTGTCAAACGATTTATAATATTACCAATATAGATGCTACGGATATTACCGAATTGCATAAATTAAAAGAAAATGAAACGAAAATTCGAGAGATCTCTCAAAAAATGTTGCAAAATACTATTGAACGTGATGAGATCTTGGCGAAAATGAAAGAGAATTTTACTAAGAATGATGATATGATTCGGCAATTATTGAATAAAGAAACCAATCAAATCGTGGATAAGAGATTTGCGAGAATATTGGATTGGTGGAATTTTCATATTATCAATGACGAAGGACATATTATGCGTTCTTCCAATATTTGGACGATGTTTAAACGGGATAATCCAGATCTTATTGGAGAGATTCAAGCCAATGAATTCAAAGATATGATTTATACGTTTATTTCAGAAGATCGTATTGTGAAACCACGTAATAAATTTGGTGCATTGGAAATCAAAAATATTCGTTGGAAAGTAGATCGCGGAAATGCCGAGAGTTAATTGAATTTATATTTATTTTTTACATAAATATAAATATTGAGAAATTAGAAAAACCAGTAGTTTTTCTTGGATTTTCTTGCTTTTTTTGTTTTCCTTTTTCCACCTTTGTAGTGATATTTTTCATCCAATACTTTTCTGCCACTTTTATCATATTTATTTGCATCATGTGTAACTTGTATATCATTTTTTACACTTTTTCGTAGGTTTGAAACTTGGGTTTTAATCGTTTTTTTAGAATGATTAATCTGTTTTTTAACTGCTTCTACTTCTTTTTCTACTTCTTTTTCTTCTTGTTCTACTTCTTTTTCTACTTCTTTTAATTTTTCTAGACGTAGCTTTTGTTTTTTTTGTAATCCTTCTAGCATTTTAGCTAGTTGTTTCGGAGTGAATTTGCGTAACGAACTTTTGCTTCTGGGATCTGCTATGCCGAATCTATCCATTATACCATATACCCATATTTTATTATTTCTCTCCATTTTTTGCATACCCAATAACTGCACATGCAATTCTTTTTCCAGCATTCCCCGTTTTCAAACTCTCTTCATCTCCTCCCATTCCACAATCATCGGTATCTGCATGAATAATAAGACCCCGTCCAATAATATTCGCTTTGGTTCCACGTAATTTAATCATGGAATCTTCAAAACGATAATTCGCACATCCATCTTTATCCGTAATTAAATTGCCTAAATCTCCCACATGTCTCTCTTTTTTATCGGGAGATCCATGATTTTTATTATAAGGATTGAAATGTGCACACATACTCACACATTTTTCCGTTAAATCTCCACATTCATGCACATGAAACCCATGTTGGAAATTCTTTTTCAATCCCGAGATATTGACTTCGATAATAACCGCAGTTTTATCTTTGGTTTCTGTAAAATATACACATCCTTTTATCTTTCCTTCAAATACTGCCACTGCTTTTATAGACGACATTCTCTCAAATAAATAATAGAATAGAATAGAATACTATTATTTATTTATTTCCTTTTCTCCCAAAAAGGATGAATACCACATCCATGATCTTTATCCATATTTTTACATTTTTGTCCATTTTTCAATGGTTTCCCACATATATATACATAGGTGCCATTTCCCATCCTCTTTTTATTCAATATCCATGCGTGATGGGCATCTTCAAAATCAATTGCAACGACTTTTACTTGACTACGTGTCTGCATCTGCATCTGCATTCTTATATATCACACATAACCTTTTATATTTTTTGTTTTTGAGACTGAATTAACCTTATAAATCTATTTTCACAAACATTCATAGATAGATTTTCCATAATGAATTCTCTCGGTTTATATAGATTTTTCTCTTCTTTTTGAATCAATCGGTCCAAGGTTTCTACTAATTCTTCTGGTTTATAAAAGTATTCTCCACATCTCTCATCCCAATAAGGAATCGTGGTTGCTGGAATATGTGGATACGAAGATCCATATTCTTGATTCATGGAATATATATTCCAAACTAATAATGGAACGTCCATTGCCAATGCTTCTTGTAATGCAAAACCTTGACTTTCATGTGCATCAACCCAAATACCATATTTACATTTACTTAAATATTGCTTATAATCCTCTTCGCTATATCTATGTTTATAATCAAAATTTCGATAAGCAATTCCTCTCTTTTTCAATTCATTTTCTACTAATTGTAATTCATCCGGAATACGAGATTTGAAATAAATAAATACCTCCTTTCTATCCGTTCTTGCTTGAAAATGTTCCGTATCTACACCCCATGGAATAAAATCAAACGAATGATCTTTACCACAATTCATGTTTTTCCATGCATTCATGGCCCATAAGGAAGGCTGGATATAAACACTATTTTTCCCGGCTATTTTATCCATATCTTTTTCATCTGGAAAAATCGAAAAATGTGGACCAAAAATAAAAGATACTTCCGGATAATCTTTCACACATACCGGTTTACATGGACTATATACCGCATCGTATTTAGATAAATCCATGTTATTTATATCATCTACACGATCTATTTCTATTTTTTTATAACGATTCAATGCATGTAAATTTTTATGATGAATATTTCCATTTATCAGTAAAATCTTTTTTTTATAATTCACTTGCCCGATTTTATTCCATAAATCAATTTCAGAACATCTTCGAAAATCGTAATATACCATTAAATCATGTGGTTTTCGAAATAATTCGTGATTCCATCTCGATTGATAATTTGGAAAATAAACTAACTGATTTTCACAACCCATAAAGGATGCTATCCAAGAGAGAGTGGAACAGGAACATACTAATGTTTTTGCATTTCTCATAATATTATAATCGGTGATTGGATTCTCGTTAAATTCTAATACTGCATTCGGTATAAACGAATGAATATAAGCCAAATATTTCTCTTCTAATTCTTTTATTGGTTGTTTGATTATAATACAAATGCTTTGGTCTTTCGTAATATTTAATGAATCAATCACATCTACTAAACTATCCGGATGCATAGTCCATGCCAATCCAATAAAATCACCAAGACGTATATGAATCGCAATGTCATAAATTTTTTCTGTATTTGTTTTCACGATATCTATCCGCTTATATGGTTTTGGATAATGTGCCGCAAATATCATTTTATTTGGATGATTTTCAATATAATTGATAATCTCTTTCTTATATTTGACATAATACGTATCATGCTGATAATACCCTACTAAAAAATAGTTTTTTTCAGTATCTATTATTACCTCATTATGATCTATTTTTGCATTAATGATTCGCATAAAATAGTCATCATCTACGCCGATACAGTCTTTACGAAAATGTTCTATTTCCTTTTGTTCGGTTATATTCACAACTTCTCCATGAAATAAAATGGCGAATAAAATTGCAGCGAATTCTGTAAATACGGCATTCCCAAAACCTCCACCGTTATAGGAATAAATCAACATTATTTATATTTATTATCGATTCATTTTTATATTTTATTTTATTTTGTATAAATGAAGATTTTTTTGAAAAAAGGATATAAATAAAAATAGATAAAAACCATGATGCGCCAATGGTTTAATGGTAAAATGCTTCTCTACCAAAGAAGTGCTGGGGGTTCGATTCCCCCTTGGCGCAACAGATATTCTTTTTTATATACTTACTTCAAAAAGAATATCCGTATCCATTTTTTCTAACCAAGATGCGAAAAGGATGAGTTCGGTATCTCGTGGATAATAAGTTCGAATATTCTGTATACATGTTTGAGCGGAGGTATAGTCATATATTTTCCACCAAAAATGTTGTAAACAATTCGGCCAATGATCAAAACCTCTCCATTCTGACCATATTTGATAATAATCAATATATTTTTTTTCTTCTTTTTCTTTACAATAATGATATGCTACTAAATCAACCCCCATATTAACGGTATATATTATCCATTTCTTTTGTTTTTTGAAAAGTATAATAAAAAAGAATTCCGTAAGTAGTAAAATACATCATATGGTTTGGAAAAACAAAAGAAACGAGAGAACTACCAACACATGCCCAAGTGATTGCGGTAAATATATTTACGATATCCATGTAGAGAGATCCAGTGGTATAGATTAATGACCGATTTTTGTTTACAATCTATTTTCTCTCTTCCAACGGAAGTAATCCGATATATTTTTACATTCGAAAATACCTAAAATGGATGAGAATCGTCGTATTATCTAATTATGCATGTTCTGAGATAAAATGTCCACATTGTAAAGGGTTAGGGTCTCTCTATTTATAATGAAGATAATTGTTATGTTTTGTAAAATAACTTAAATATATTTTATATGAAAATATATCTGCACTTGTAGCTCAGTTGGTTAGAGCATTGGTCTTATGAGCCAAAGGTCTTCGGTTCGAGCCCGAACTAGTGCAATTTTATTATTTTTTATATTTTTCATATAAAAAATAAAATGGTGTAAAGAGAATGCAAGGCATCCTTTCGGTATTCTCTCATTTA